GGGTGGGAGAGGAGGAGGTGTGCAGCCCACTGGGTGTGGGCCACACTCCCTCCCCCCCGGCTACATAGCCGGGGTTGTGCGAAACTTGATGGAGTCATTTGTCTGGGTGTTTGTCTCGAGTCGATCCCTCCGTGAACACTGGTTCACAAAGAAGGAATTCGACCGATTCATCCATTCCCTGAGCGTCACCCGCGATATCATCGCAGGTTTCGTAGACACTGAACAGACCGAGCAGAACTTTTGCAAGTACTGGCTCGATTTCCATCTTTGGCAGGTCTTTGGTGATTTGGGGGATCCCTTTCCGTTCAAAACGGACTTCCATGGGACCCCCCTCTTCACAGGCTGGTTGAGGAGGATGATCGCAAGGAGACGGGCTAGGAACGATTTCTCGTTCTTTTACTCTCTCCAGAAAGGCACGAAGCAATCGTGGCTTCCACTAGGGAAGCTACGAAAGATCGAAGCCCTCTGCGACCACCAGGATAGACTTGGCGACAGAGGCGGAGCAACCCCCGCAAGGATCCTTGAGACAATTCGGGCTGTAAGCCACGAAGTCTTCAAGGTCTCGCGGGAGGGTTCCCGCCCGTTATCCAAGCTTTTCCCATCATCGAAAGCGGCTTATTCAAGCGCCCGCCTTGTTGGCGGGGCGTTAAGCCTTTTCGAACCTCCTCCACTGGTCAAGCACCTCGTCGAGAGGTCACGTCCTTCAGAAGGAATTGTGACCCCCGGCTTGGTCCCTGACCTGGTTTTTGAACTTGAGACGGCGAAGCGCAATGCGTTCATCCGGGCATGTGAGAAAGCAAACGAGATGCACTCTCGTGAGCATCCCATGAAGCCCGTGGAACGCAAAGGCGTCCTCAACCGTCCCAAGTCCAGTGTTCGGGTTGTCGCGGTTGCTGAACCCAGCAAATTCCGCGTCATCTCCGCAGGATGTGGATATCTGTATACCTTGCTTCAACCCCTGCAAGGCAACATGATCTCAGACTGGAAGTCCCAGAAGGCGTCGACGATGCGACACGCAGATCTGACCGATCGCGTGAGGCAAATCTCCGCTAGGACTCCCAATGACTGGCTCTGGTGCTCTGTTGACTATAGCGCAGCAACAGATCTGCTCAACTCCGATACTTCGGTCGCGGCCCTTTCGGGCCTGGCCGGGCATCCCTTGCACGAAGCGGCCCTGGTCAGCTTCCTCCCTGTCAATGGTTATTACCAAGACATCGAGGATTTCGCTGGCACAGGCGAGACGTACGTCCGCAAACATTCTGTGTCCGGTAAACGGACTCATTACGGTGCGGAACGAGTCTTGCATAATGGGCAGCTGATGGGGCATCCCCTCAGCTTTCCGCTTCTCTGTGTAACCAACCTTGCCGTCTTCAGACATGCCATCAGGGACTGGGTCAACGAAAGTGACCCTGCCCTTGTCCCGGTCCGTACCGACTCATTCC